TCCTTGCATCTATAGCCGCATCATTTGGATTGAAATCAATAGCAAAGTTAAAGAAATGAACATAGAATTATTACGAGAAGAATTAAAACGAGATGAAGGCTGTGTTAATGCTGTGTATCTCGATCACTTAAATTTACCTACTGTTGGGATAGGGCATCTTGTCACTGAGTGGGATCAAGAATATGGTAAGCCAGTAGGCACAGAAGTATCTGACGAGAGAGTAAACGAATTGTTTGACCAAGATATTGAAGTTACTATTGATGAATGTAAACTTTTATATAATAACTTTGATGATCTACCAGAGAAAGTACAGCACATTATTGCTAACATGATGTTCAATATGGGTAGACCAAGACTATCTCGCTTTCATAAAATGAAAAAAGCTGTTGATAATCGTGATTGGTATGAAG